TTGACCAGCGGGAAATACTTATCAGCCAGCAACTGGCGTCCGCAGATAACCACCAGTTCGGTGTCGTCCTGATACTGCACGCCGATTTTTTCCGACACCGCGCCCATCACCACCGCGTCCAGGTTACGGAACAGGCCGCTTTTCCCCACGGTGATTTTGTCCGACACCACCTTGCCGCTGTCGTCAATGTGCTGACCCAGCACCTGAGACGGCTTCTCCAGGCGGATTTTTTCAAGCCAGCCGATATTCACGTCCTGCAGCAGCGGGTTCTGCACGCGGTTGGAGGTTTTCTCACGCTTCAGGCCGTTGAAGCCGATCATGATGCGGTCCAGCGCCTGACGCTTCACGATGGCGTCACGGATGCGCACCTGGAAATCGCTGAACTTCGCCCACATGTCCAGCTTTGAATAAGGCAGCGCCGTGTCAAAGTTGGTCTGCGTGCATTTGTAGCCGTCGCCGTCGATGTAGGTCGGATCGGTCGGCTCGCGCTCTTTCTGGGTGGTATCGGTGGTGCCTGCAATGGTGGTGCCGATCCCCAGCCCCAGCCGTTCGCCGCTCTGCTCACTGACCGGCATGATGTTGATGGCCTGCAGGAACGCGGACGACTCCTGAATTTTGCTTTCCAGCGTCTGCGACACGGACGGCTCAATGGTGAATTTGCTGTTCAGCGCGGACAGGTCAATCTTGTTGATTTCTGCCAGCACCGACATGTAAGCATTCAGCTTAAAACGGGTAGTATTTTTCATCGCTTCGCTTTCTCTGTTCGTTAAAAAGGTTTGCCGCCGCTGTATCAGCAGTCGGTGCGCACTTCGCCGCCGCTGCCGTTACCCTGCGTGCGCGGGCGGACCTGCTGGCGGCCATCTTCCCGGCTCAGCTGCTGCTGCAGTTCGGTGAAGTCCGCCTGCAGCTGTTCGCGCTTCAGCACTTCCTCACCCAGCGCACTGCTGAAATGCGATTTCAGGCTGTCGGCCTGTTCGCTCAGTGCCGTTTCAATGCGCGCGCTCAGGTCCTGCTGCTCGGTGGCAATCAGCTCAACCGCCTGATGCACGTCGCTGAAGCGCGCCGCGTCGGTCTGCTGCTGTTTGCTGAACATCGCTTTGATGCGGGTAAACAGGGCGGGCTTTTCGTCGGCCACGTCCTCAAACTCGATCAGGGTTTCTTCAGCGGCAGAGAAAACGTTGTCAGGATGCTGCTTGCGGTTTGCCAGCGGGTTCACCCCGGCGCTGGCGCTGAACTGCAGCATTTCCGTGCCGAGGCTGGCCGGATCGTCGGTCACGGCCAGGCCAATCAGATAGGCCGCGCCGGTATCCGCGAATTCCGGGCGGATTTCCATAGAGGTAAAGATTTTCTGCATGGTGCCGGTCAGTGTGACCAGCTCATCAGTCGGGTTGATCAGGGCATACAGCCCCAGCTTGCCCTTCAGCGGGCCGTCGCTGATTTCTTCAGCGTCCAGCGCTTCCACTACGCCAAAGCGACGAAACGGACTGTCTGGCGTGTAGCCCTTGATGTGCTCCATGTTGATCACGGCGGTGTACAGCTCAGGGCTGTAATTTGCCGCCATCTGTTCAAGCCAGCTGCGCTCGATGGTGCGCCCGTCCGTGGTGGCACCTTCCACCCCGATACGAAAACGCTTTGCTTTCTTTGCCATTGTCCAGGCTCCGGTCAGTAAAACTCTGTGAGGCTCTATGGTTGCGGCGGCAGGGGTATCGAAACAACGCGCGGACGTTGTGCGGGAAACCACACAATGAGGGATGGCGGAAAAGGAAGCGGCGGGGCCGTATTTTGGCTGCATGAACATGACACCCGCCCCCGACGACCTCGATCCCCGCAGGCAGGCTTTACTGCTGTACTTTCAGGGATACCGCATCGCCCGCATTGCTGAAATGCTGGGAGAGAAACCCGCAACCGTTCACAGCTGGAAAAAGCGCGATAAGTGGGGCGACTATGGCCCGCTGGATCAGATGCAGCTGACCACCGCCGCACGCTACTGCCAGCTCATCATGAAGGAGCAGAAGGAAGGGAAGGACTTTAAGGAAATCGACCTGCTGGCGCGTCAGTCCGAGCGCCACGCCCGGATCGGTAAATTCAGCAACGGCGGCAATGAAGCGGACCTGAACCCGAACGTGGAGAACCGGAACAAAGGCCCGCGTAAGCCACCGGAAAAGAACCTGTTCAGCGACGAACAGATTGAGAAGCTGCAGGAAGTTTTCCACGGCTCGATGTTCGGCTATCAGCGCCAGTGGTGGGAAGCCGGTAATAAATATTCGGTACGCAATCTGCTGAAGTCGCGCCAGATTGGTGCGACCTTCTTTTTTGCCCGCGAGGCGCTGATCGATGCGCTGACCACCGGGCGCAATCAGATTTTCCTGTCAGCCAGTAAGGCGCAGGCGCACGTCTTCAGGCAGTACATTATTGAGTTTGCCCGCGAGGTGGACGTAGACCTGAAGGGCGACCCGATGACGCTCAGCAACGGCGCGTGCCTGTACTTTTTAGGTACCAACGCCCGCACCGCACAGAGCTATCACGGCAACCTGTACCTGGATGAATATTTCTGGATCCCGAAGTTTCAGGAACTGCAGAAAGTGGCGTCCGGCATGGCGCTGCACAAGAAGTGGCGCGAAACCTACTTTTCCACCCCGTCCAGCCTCACCCACAGCGCCTATCCGTTCTGGTCCGGTTCGCAGTTCAACAAGGGCCGGGCCAAAGCGGACAGGGTTGATATCGACCTCAGCCATCAGTCACTGGCCGCCGGGCGCCTCTGCGAAGACGGCCAGTTTCGCCAGATCGTCACGGTTGAAGATGCGGTGCGTGGCGGCTGTGACCTGTTTGACCTGGAGCAGCTGCGCACGCGCTACAGCCCGGAGGACTATCAGAACCTGCTGATGTGCGTATTCATGGACGATCTGGCGTCGGTGTTCCAGCTGGCCATGCTGCAGAAGTGCATGGTGGACAGCTGGGAAGTCTGGACTGACTTTGAAGCGCTGGCGCTGCGGCCGTTCGGCTGGAAAGAGGTATGGATCGGCTATGATCCTGCGAAGGGCACGCAGAACGGCGACAGTGCCGGATGTGTGGTCATGGCACCGCCTGCCGTGCCGGGCGGTAAGTTCCGCATCCTTGAGCGCCACCAGTGGCGCGGGATGGACTTCCGGGCGCAGGCTGACGCCATCAGGACGCTGACGCAGCAGTATAACGTCACCTATATCGGCATCGACTCGACAGGCGTCGGGCTGGGCGTGTATGAAAACGTCAAAGCGTTTTTCCCGCAGGTGAAGGAGTTTGTTTATAACCCGAACGTGAAGAACGCCCTGGTGCTGAAGGCTTACGACACCATCGCCAGCGGGCGGCTGGAGTTTGACGCCAGCCACCTCGACATCGCGCAGTCATTCATGTCTATCCGCAAGGCCACCACGGCCAGCGGCAACCGTCCGACCTATGAAACCAGCCGCAGCGAAGAAGTCAGCCACGGCGATTTAGCCTGGGCGACCATGCACGCGCTGGCAAACGAGCCGCTGCAGGGACAGGCGGCACACACGCAGAACATTGTGGAGATTTACTGATGAGCAAACGCAGGAACCGCACCCGCACGCAGCCCGTGCCGCAGCCGGATAACATGACCAGCGGGGCAGCGTCGGAGGCGTTTACCTTTGGCGACCCGATCCCGGTGCTGGACCGCCGCGAACTGCTGGACTACGTGGAGTGTGTTATCAATGATCGCTGGTATGAACCGCCCGTAAGCGTTGACGGGCTGGCGCGCACGTTCCGCGCCGCCGTGCATCACAGCTCACCTATCAGCGTAAAGTGCAATATTCTGGCAAGTACCTTTATCCCGCACCGCCTGCTGAGTCAGCAGGCGTTCAGCCGCTTTGCGCTGGATTACCTGATTTTCGGCAATGCCTATCTTGAGAAGCGGACCAGCCGCCTCGGTAACGCGCTGAAGCTGGAGCCGTCGCTGGCGAAGTTCACCCGGCGCGGCCTGGACCTGGACACCTACTGGTATGCGCACTATGGCATCAACACAGAACCGTATGAGTTTGAGAAGGGCAGCGTATTTCACCTGATGGAGCCGGACATCAATCAGGAGATTTACGGCCTGCCGGGCTACCTGTCGGCTATTCCGTCGGCGCTGCTGAATGAGTCGGCTACGCTGTTCCGCCGTAAGTATTACCTCAACGGCAGCCATGCGGGTTTCATCATGTACATGACCGACCCGGCGCAGAGTCAGCAGGACGTGGACAATATCCGCGGTGCCATGAAAAGCGCAAAGGGCCCTGGCAACTTCCGCAACCTTTTTATGTACAGCCCGAACGGGAAAAAGGACGGCATCCAGATCATCCCGCTGTCAGAGGTGGCGGCAAAGGATGAGTTTCTGAACATCAAGAACGTGAGCCGCGACGACATGCTGGCCGTGCATCGTGTGCCGCCGCAGCTGATGGGGATCATCCCGAATAATACCGGCGGATTTGGTGACATTGAGAAGGCCAGCAAGGTGTTTGTGCGTAACGAACTCATGCCGCTACAGAGGCGCTTTGAAGAACTGAACAGCTGGCTGGGTGAGGAGGTAATTCGCTTTAAGAAATATACGCTTGACGAAACCGACTAAAAATACTGTTAAAAAAAGGGTGTATCGTTAATCGATAACACCCATCAAACCATGCTAAAACTTGCCAAGTTCCATACGCGAAATAACTTCATTAAAGAGTGAAATGTGCTCTTCAGGCACAACTGCAGACGCTCCACTAGTTAATTCAAAGCTCAACTTTGAATCTTCATAAAAACCGCCTGCTTTTATTTTATCAAGCTTATAGTCGCTGTTATTTACAAAGCTTTCTAAATCATGCAAGGCATCGCCGCTGGAGTTTAGCTCCAAACATGCTCTTGTTTTTTCTGTGACAGGAAGGTTTGATACTTTTACTTTAGAAATGCCGAAAATCTTAACCCCAAAATCCTCACGGATGCTTTTCATAAAGGAGGGAAGATCTACAGATAAATTCCCATAAGCAACATTTAAGCTATCTACTTGGGACAAAAAATCAATAAAAGGCTTAACGGTTTTGGGAGGATTATAAAAGGTTAATAAGCATACTTTATTAGTAAGGTTTTGGATTGAAAAACTAATCTGATCGAATACGACCCTTTCAAACTCAAGAATATCCCCAAAAGGGTCAGAGACAGGCTCTAATATCACTGTCTTTTTATTAAAAGTTGCAGCTACACCATTGCTAATAGCTTCATACCTAGTAAAACCAGCACCAATAGCATCAGAATAAGGGGTGTTTTTGATAAAATCAAAGACAGCATAAGAATCAGTACGAATCTTTAACCTCATCCATTTCAATCTTAATTGTGACATGGCCACTCCTTACGATGAACTAGCTGATTTCCATTATAATTGAATAAGCTCTATTTTCAATTAATTTATTAAATCTCTCAGCTTCTCTTGTTGAGAGCTTTTGAGGTTTACTAAAATATTGCCCATTCGATTTGTATTTTCTAACCCCTTTAACTAAATATGAAAAGTTAGTGCAATTAAGAGGATCTCCGAATTGCGCCTCGAGTTCAAATATGTCTGGATCTGTTAATTTCTCCTTGACCTTCCATTTTATTTTCCAAATATAAAACCCTCTTTCATAAAGGTCGAAAAGTTCGTCCGAGTTAAGCACTCCCTCACCTATAAGAGAAGCTTTTGAAACATGCACCCCTGTTTCGGTATTCCCGTCTTGAGCCTCTAAAGTTTCTGGCTTTGGATGGTAAACATATGCATCAGTAACATCTAATAACTCATAACCATCAAGCGTACGGATTAATTTATCAAAAAATAAAGTTCTGACATCAGCAGAAGTATTAGAGGATAAGGTTATTTCATTAATTTTCAGATCGAGATTACTTTCTTCATCCTTTTTGTTTTGAATATTACTGATGTGGCCAAGCAAAAGCTCTTCATAAGCTTCTAAATTATCATTGTCTGGACGGCGAATACTATATCCGTTTTCAATAGGTTCAATTTCTATTAAAGCTTCTTTGTTTATGGCTTGTTTGAAATCACTTTTTCCATAGTTGGTTGAAAGATACCTAATGTTAATTAGCACTCTAGATCCGTCAATAAAGATTTTGCAGAAATCATCCTGATCTGTAATTTCATTTCTAAGTTTTTCTGCTGCCTCTATTACGTCACTTCTATCGAGGGTGGCTTCAATTCTTACGCATGTAATTTTTTCGGTGCGTGCCTGACCACCTAGCAATGTTGCTATTTTTTGATGTTCATAATAATCATGCGTCATTCTAGAGTAGTTTCTTGCTAAATCTTTTCGTGGCGTTTTCTTTGAAATAATCGTCCCTCTCTCAAGGAAAAGGTCTTGAATTTCATTTAATGTAATTTGTTTCTGATTCAAAGCATCATACAAAGCTTTGTCAGTTACACTATGGATGTTTTTCATTTAGGCTCCCAAGAAATAACTTCTGCTGAAAAGAATTCTTTTACAGAAGACACCACTTTAACTTCTAAGTCCTCCAGTCTTTTTTTAGCATCCTCATCTAAACCATATTCATGCGCATATTTTTCAACGCCTCGCTGAAAATGAGAAAGAATGCGTTCATCTTTTTCACGGTAAGCTACTCGTATCCTTATCTTATTAATCCCATCAAGAATTTGATAGTTGGATAATAAATCCAATAAATAGAAGAACTCGTTATCACTATTACCTTTCCTATTGTAATAGACAACAAACCCTTCTGGATACACTTCTTCTTCTAAACCTCTAGCTTTATTGTATTTAAGAACTGCACCATGTTTTACAATCATAAAGGGTGAGGACAATACCTCTATGGTGGCAGGTAGATATTTTTCTGTTACAGCCACTTTGTGGAAATTTAACTGAGGATAATAAAAACCATATTCTTCATCAGGAAACTCCTTCTTTGCAATCATATCATTCATATCATTTGTTACTGCCAACATATAACTAATCAAAAAGGGATCTATGATATGAATTTGCTGACCTGCGCATAGAGGAATTTTTTCTAAATTAACTGCCTTATCTCTTCTACCCTTAGTGGGCTTAGGAGGATTGAAAAAATCGTAAAAATCATGTTGCAATTGGTTGTCATGATTAAAAACAAATAATAAGCCGCGAACTTCTGAGTTGATTTGAGAGAAGTTATATTTCTCAATCCACTCTGAGTTATATCTAGCACATTCAATAGTTTCTGCTAAAGATTTTAATGCAGACTCGATTTTGGAGGCATTTATAGAACCAGCCTTATAGCTTTTCAAATCAGTATTTAGATAAATAACTTTATTTAAGTACGGATCCTTGTAACTAAATACTACATCAACAGGATGAGTATGCTTTTGCTTTTTGCCTTCAGGCTTATGTTTGGGTTCATCATCACAAGGGAAGTCTCTATCCCATGGCCCATGCTGCTGCCACTTAAATCGACTTAGTAGATCTTCCGATATGCGTTTCGCCAAATCTTCAATAGGTCCGTTCTCTGCCATGTCATTTCCTTTAGTTTTTGCAGATAAATCCCATTGAAAGATAAATTGAAGTTTTTTGCCTTGCAAGAACTTTAACCATGCGTGATACGCAGAGCGCGCGCTCGTAGCCCCGCCACGCCTGCCCGCTTTATGCAGTGGTTTTCATGCACCTGCATGACATAAACAAAAGCCCGCCAGTACTGGCGGGCCGGAGGGTAAACGATCCTTTTGGGATCATGCGGATTCATGCAGCATAGACATGCACTCACGCTGACAGGGTCAGAACAGGGATAAATTGCTATCTGGCGGGGTAAGTTTCGTTTCAACCTGGACAGAATTTTTCATCGCCTGCAGATAAAGCAGACCCTGAGAAAGAGAGACAGGGGAAGAAATCTCAAGCCAGAAAACACCATCATAAGTCCGTCCTAACCAGAAGCCGCCGCCGTTCTCTTTTGGCCGCTGAAAGAAAACCAATCCGCCAGGCGCATAATCAGTCAGGCTTTCGCCCCGGTAAACTACCTGAAAAATTTGAATCGCTTCCGGCCACCGCCTAACGCCTCACAATGCTCGTTGTTCAACCTTGCCAGCGCCAAAAGTGAATTTTGACGCCAGCAACGTTATCAGTGTTGATACTGCCAGCTGTCGTCTTCCCATACTGCCTGCAGAATATCCATAACATTCTTTTTATCATCGTCCTGCCTGACTCCGCTCAACGTAACGCCGCTGGCGCTACCTTCCCGAATGCGAATAGTAGTATCGGGGTAAACCGGCAGGAAATTTCTGTAAAGCTCAGCCTCAAGTGCAGCAAGAATGTCCTGACTGATTTTTTGTTGTTTATTAATCATGATTTCAATACGCATAACGATCCCTCAGTTATTCAGCGGCGTAAAAAATTTCATCTTCAGGGACATTCTCACAGCTTGAATGTGCTAGCTCTGCAATGATACTCATTGCTAATTTCATATCGGATGGCTTGCAATTCGCTATAAGCGACACCTCTGCAATGAACTGAACGCAAGCCATCTTACGGTTTATCGGTGCCAAATCTTGAGTGTCCATCTACCCCTCCCTTTACTCTAAAGACTGTATAACCATACAGTAGTAGATGCGTTAAGAAATGTGAAATGTTTTTTCCTTCAATCGGTCCTAATCTGAAAATGAAAACTGCGATTTCCAGTGATTCCAAGCTGTTATTTTGACTGGATAAAGCGTTTACAACCTGCCGTTAGCGGCTTCGCTTGTGCCAGCATAATTAGTTCAGATCCATTGACGCCACTTATCGTCTTCCTGCAGCCGCCCGTTCCGGTAAAAAATTCTCATGCCCGCGCCAGAATTGATACTGCCACCGGCCAGAAGCAGGTTTATTTCCATTTCCTCACCTGTAAATCCTCTTACCTGCAACTCCGCAACCAAAAGCGCCCGCTGATCGTCGTCAATTTCCTGCTTATAACTTTTTTTCTGGCGCGGCTTCACCACCCGGAGACGCGCCAGCAGTTCCCGGCGCTGTTTTCTGGTCATGTTGTCGAAATCTGCCGGACCATACAGAGGCGTTTCAACCGGCTCTATAGGTTCAACAGATACCGGAATGCCCCCTGAAATGTTCAGTTTTTCATCAGGGGGACAGTTATTGCCACGAGTCCAAGGGGCGCTAGCGCCCTGGTCGGCTGTCGCCTCCTGAACGTCAACGGCCTTACGGACCATTTTCCACTTCGTTGCGTGCGTGCAGATGCGGCCAGCCACTAACGGGGACCAGATGCCATAAATGCGGGTGCCATGATCGCCGTAAGGGGTTGGCTCGTCGTTAAGCTCGTAAGCGGTCCTGACGATGTGATGTTTGCGCGGAACCAGTACGCCGCCCTGTTTCATGATGTAGGTGGCAAAGCAGCCCACATCTGCAGCGGCCAGCACAGCGTCCAGCTGCGGGTTTTCAAGTACCGGCGCACCGGCTTTTTTATCACTCTGATTTCTCAGCGCCTGACCGGCAAGCAGACGCAGTTCCCGGTAAGCCTGGCGGCCCGGAATGCCAAAGAATCGGAACTGCTGAACACGATGAAGTGACGCCCACGCGCCCACGTTCTCCGCACTGTCACGCAGTGATTTACCCGTTTCTGCGCTGATTTCATCAGACAGGCCACGGCCATCAATATTTTTACTGACGTATTTAGCGATATAGCTGGTCGGCGTTCCCTCACGCGGATCGATAAGCACTGCCTTAAATCGCGGCTCTGTATTCCCACCAAGCTCTTCGCGGTCTTCCCGGATAGCGAACTTTTTCAGCAGAGCGGTGATTGAGCGACGCTCCTTTTTACGCATGAAGCACAGCAGGTGCCAGTGTACGGTTCCATCATGATGCGGCTCAGCAACCCGCACGCCATACCAGCGCATACCGGTTTTGTGCATGGCCTTGCGGAAGGCGGCAAACGTATCAACCAGATAATCACTGCTCTGGCGAACCGTGGCCGTGGTCCACTTTGGATTCGGTCTGCCGTTATTCAGGGTGGCGTGGAAACGCGACGGGCAGGTGATGGTGTAAAACATGGCACAGTCGCCGCGCATCTCCGCGATAAGCTCCAGCCCCTTAACGCAGGCCATCATTTCATTACGGCGGTGTGCCGGATTGCTGTTACTGGCATTCACCACGTCTTCCATATCCAGCGTATCGCCTTCATCGCTGACCAGCTCATGTGAGCGGAAGAACTCCAGAGACTTCCGGCGCTGCTCACGCTTATGGATCACCGCCTCATAGCTGACGTATGGGGACGCTTTTTTGTTGACCAGGCAGACAGCACGCAGCTGCTCTTCACGCCATTCACAACGCAGCTGCCATAACTTGCGATACCACCAATCCGCGCAGAGCATACGGGCCAGCGATGGCGGGATCAGATCGTAGGGCACAGGCTTGCGGCGGCGCTTTTTGCGGCGCAGATGCTCGAAGGCCGGGGGGATTACGTCCAGGCGCATCGCTTCCGCTGCAACAGCTTCCCATGCCTGGCGGACCTGCTCCGGCGTCACGTCGTCACTGACGAACAAATGGCCGCTGGCTTTATCGAGACACATGCTCATGTGTGCAGCAACCAGCGTTGATAAGCGCTTGACCTGATTCTGGTTCATTTCAGGCAACGCCAGCAAGCCGTCCAACCCGTCGTGACCGGCCATAAACCGGAAGGAGGCAGAAACCTGGCTTTCGCGCACTCGGGCCAACCTTTCAAGGCATGGGCGGATGGTTTCGCGCAGGTAACGGGAATAAGCCTGCGGCCTGCCGAGATTGTGGAAAAACTTAACGCGCTCCATGAGAGGCTTGCTGATGTGCGAAGGCTGCGCGCTGACATCGGCCACGATAACCAGATCGGGATTGTGTTGCTGCTGTTCGCGGGCCATTTTTGCCCCGCTGATAATTCTGTCCTGCACAATTTCGCGCTGGACAGGATCGCGGGCCTCATTGAAAAAGTAGCGGTCCCAAACCTGATCACTCATTGCCTCACGGCGCAGCTGCTCCTGCTCATTATCTGCAGCATAGAGAGCGATCAGGTTTGAAAGCGCGGAAACCGGCGCAACGTCCGCCGGGTCCAGCTTTGGATTTATTGCCTTTTTAGGGGCATTCCAGGGATATGCTAATAGCTCAGTCATGCCGCTCAACTTCATGACCAGCCTCACGAATCGCATGAGCGATCATGTCTTTAGCAACGCGATATTTCACATTAGAGCCACAGTAGATACGGAAATCCGGGATTTTTACCGGTGCAGCAAGAGCCACTGGCGCGGCCAGAGTAAACAGAGGCTGATAAACCGATTCATCCTCTGAGGCATTCGGCTGCTGTTCCAATGAAACGCAGACACCGGAAAACTTATTTAGGTAACGCAGAGGCTCAGCCTCCAGAGCCGCCAGCGCAATTCTCTGAATTTGCAGTTCGCTTCTTACATCAACGACGAACTCCGCAAGCCCTTTATCCCCGACATAGAAAAACTCCAGGCAATGCTCAAACTGAGCGATCTGCTTTTTGCAGCAGGCGATCAGCCTCTGCTTTTCCTCATGAGTCATGATGCAGCTCCTATTTTTTGAATTAACGGCGCGCGCACTGCGATGATTTCCGCCGCCTGCTTCTTCTCGCCCGCAGCAACCCCAACAGAGCGGGCAGCTGTGACTTTTGTCAGGCCAAATTCGCGGTAGATGCTGCGGGTAAAAAATGTGTCGCTGTTTGAAACGATGACCGGGTTACGCTCAGAGATACCCAGCAGGATGCAGGCCAGCGAGTGCTGATCATCGTCGCTGAACCCATCGGTGTGATAAGCGGTGAATGTGCCGTGATACGGCGGATCGCAGTACACGACATCACCGGCACGGACCATGCTCAGGGTTTCGCTGTACCCCAGACATTCAAAAGTCGCGCGCTGAGCCTTTACGGCAAACGCTTCGATTTCGGCCAGCGGGAAATATGGCTCTTTATAATTGCCGTAGGGGTTATTGAATTCACCGCGCTTGTTATATCGGCAAAGGCCACGATAGCCGTGGCGGTTCAGGTAGAGGAATTGCGCAGCGCGTTCCAGCAGTGGCAGTGCCGCGCTGAAATTGAAGTCATTGCGGACCTGATAATAACTCTCTTCCGTTTTGTTCTGATTAAAGAGCGATAACGCCACGACAATAAACGGGCGCGTATGCTCTTTAACCTGACGATAGAGGTTGATCAGATCGGGATTAATATCCGCTACCAGATAGGCCGGGTAATCCGTATTCATCATGACCGCACATGAACCGGCAAACGGCTCAACCAGACGATCACCGGCGGGCAGGTGCTTAATCAGTTCAGCCATCAGGCCGGACTTGCTGCCGGCCCATTTAAGGATAGTTTTCATAACGCTGCACCTTTGTAATGCGCGCTTTTCAGCTCACTTATTTCTTTGCAGGTCACGCAGAGGCAAACGCCCGGCAGTGCGCGGCGGCGCTTCTCCGGGATTTCTTCGCCGCACGATAGGCAGAAAAACTCACTCGCCCCTGCCGGGCGGTGAGTAGCGTTAGCCAGATTGCGCGCCAGTTCTTCCTGCACGCGCTGCTGTACCATATCCATTGAATCGGCCATCAGTGCAGCTCCTGCGCCTGGTTCTCAAAGCGTTCCGCCTCTTTGTCCAGCAACTCGATGATTTCCGCTGCGGACATTTCATTTTTACGGGCATGAATTGCCAGTGCGGCCAGACGGATAGAAACGGACAGCGCATCATCACTACGCTGTTCGGTTTTGGCCTTACTCAGCAGGACGGCCAGCGCGTCCTCATCGGCTTTAAAATTACGGGTCTCGATATTTCGCATTTCTCTTTCTCCTGAATTCGGGCAAAAAAATGCCCGGCGGGTTTACGCCATTTAATTTCGTTGGGTTAATTAATTAGGTAACGTCAGATTCTTTGGAAATAAACTCACGACTGCCTTTAAGTGATTCATCG